AGGTCGTATAATGGCAACAACAATTAATTCTAATACTACAGACGGATTAGTTATAACTCCTGATACATCTGGTGAAATAAAACTACAATCAGCTGGTGCAGATATTGCTACAGTAACTAGCAGTGGTATTACAATGGCAAGTGGTAAAGGTTTAGCTGGAGATGGTGCATCTTTAACAAATTTACCAGCTCCAACAACTGCACAAGTACTAACTGCTAATGCTGGACTAACTTATGGTGATGTAGGAACATATGCTTTACTTGCAAATGAATCAGGTACATCTCAATTAGCTCCTAATTCTACATTGGCTGGTAGTAGTTTATCTGCTGCAAATACTTATGCTTCTGGTACAAATAGTGGTCGTAGTAATTATGTGCCATCAGGCACATGGAGATTATGTGGTCAAACTGGATACTATAATGATACAGGAACAGCAACTGCTGCTGATTTAAGAATTAGTTTATGGGTAAGGATTTCTTAATATGAAAATAACATCAGCCACAAATTTACAATGGGGTAATGCTGAACATACTATTATTAATATGAATGTAACATTTGAGCATACAGGTAGTGATGTATTACCATTTACTGCAAATAAAAATGATTCAGAACAACATGGTAAAGATATATTTACAAGAGCATCTGCTGGTGAATGGGGAACAATAGAAGAATATACAAACCCTGTTGATACAAGAACATATGTTGAAAAAAGACAAGCAGAATACCCTGACTTTAAAGAATACCTAGACGGCATTGTAAAAGGTGACCAAGCACAAATAGATAAATACATAGCAGACTGCCAAGCAGTAAAATCTAAATACCCTAAACCTACGGAATAACATATGGCATCTATAAAACTTAAAGGCGATACATCAGGTGAAGTTACCATATCAGCACCTGCCGTTGCAGGTACAACAACACTAGAACTACCTGCTACATCTAGCACACTAGCAACACAAAACTCTTTAGGTGTACGCAATCTTATCATCAACGGTGATATGAACATAGCACAGAGGGGGACGAGTGCGAGTGGGATTACAACAACTGGATATCATACTGTTGATAGATGGTCTACTTTAATAAACTCAACTGGTACTTGGACTCAAACCCAAGATACAGATGTGCCTACAGGACAAGGTTTTGGATATAGTTTAAAACTACAATGTACTACTGCTGATGCAAGTTTAGGTGCTGCCGATGAAATGTTTATAAGGCAACCCATTGAATCTCAAAATTTAACACATTTAGCTTACGGCACTTCTTCTGCAAAAACTTTAACATTATCTTTTTGGGTTAAGTCTAATAAGACTGGAACATATATTGCAGAAATGCAAAATTATAATGCAACTGCAACTAGGATAGTTTCTAATGCTATTACAATTAGTAGTGCTGATACTTGGGAAAAGAAAACATGGACTTTTGCTGGTGATACTGCTTATATTTTATATAACAATAATGCAGCAGGAATGAGATTTGTATTATGGTTAGCAACTGGTAGTAACAGAACATCAGGAACATTAAACACAACATGGGCAACTGCTGGAGTAGATGCTGATAGATGTGCTGGTCAAACAGTCAACCTCGCAGACTCTACATCTAACTACATCAACATCACAGGTGTCCAACTAGAAGTAGGTGACACAGCGACAGAATTTGAACACAGACCATACGATATGGAGTTAGCAAGGTGTCAGAGGTATTATGAAGCCATTTCTAAAACATATATTCAAGATAACATTTGTAATGCTCATTGCTGGAATACTACAACTGCTTATGGTGTTTTGCAATACTCAAGAAAAAGAGCTGCACCTAGTGTAACACTTACTGCAACTGATTATATTGTTAGATTTGGAGGTACTACCAATAATGTTACAGGTAGTAATATATCACAAATGACTGTTGATAGGTGTCAGTTTGGATTAGTCACAAGTGGATTAACAATTGGTTATGGTGCTTGGTTAGCATTTGATTCAGATGCTGTAAGTGACCAAAAATTAGAAATTAGTGCGGAGTTATAAATGTATAAAAAACTACTAGACATGGATGGTGTAGAATCTACAAACACAATATTGAGAAAAGCAGATAACACAACTATTCCGTTTGACCCAGCAAACACAGACTACCAAGAATACCTAGAATGGGTCGCAGAAGGTAATACACCAGAGGAGGCAGAATGAGCGTAACAATTAACGGCGATACAGGCATAGACAAGATAACAGACGGCAGTGTTGTTAACGCTGACATAGCATCTGGCATTGATGCTGCTAAACTTACTGGCACATTACCAGCTATTGATGGTTCTGCATTAACTGGTATATCATCTTATGCAGACTCTGATGCTTTAACATTATTTAATGCAAGTGGTTCTGCACCAGTATACGCTTGTAGGGCATGGGTGTCCCTTAATGGAACAGGGACAATTGCTATTAATGGAAGTGGAAATGTTAGTAGTATTGTAGATGTAGGAACAGGTCGATACACAGTAAATTTAACTACAGCAATTCAAGATGTCAATTATGCAGTAACAACTGGAGGAAGTGTTCTTGCAACACAAACAACTAATGAAAAAACTATTAGCTCAACAAATATAGCTACCTCTTCATTTATGCTTCATTCGCATGACTCAACAAGTAATACGTATGCAGACTCTGTAAATGTTTTTGGAGCAGTGTTTAGATAAGGAAAAATTATGGATAAAAGAATAGTATATAGTAATGATGACGGCACACTAGCCATAATAATTCCAGCAGATTGTGAACTAACTATTGAAGAAATTGCAGCTAAAGATGTACCAGCTGGTAAAGAGTATCATATCGTAGACAAGTCAGAGATACCTTCTGACAGAACATTTAGGAACGCATGGACATGGGAATAAAAATAGACATAGCTAAAGCTAAAGACATTACTAAAGATAGACTTCGTGCTGAAAGAGAACCTAAACTACAAGCATTAGATGTAGCATTTCAACGAGCATTAGAATCAAACACAGACACAACTGATATTGTAAACAAAAAACAACAATTAAGAGATGCAACAAACCAAGTAGATAGCATGACCACAGTAGAGGAATTAAAATCAGCAACATTACCTGATGTAGGTGTGTAATGTTCGGCATAAGTGCATTTTCTCAAGCACCATTTTCTACACTAGGTGCAGGTGCAGTATTATTAGGACAAGCTAGTGTTACTGCTGATGCTACAGTTGTATCTACTGCTGTAAGATTACGCACATCTAGTGGTGATATATCATCTACTGCGACTATTACATCTGATGCAGTAATGATATTAAATGGTGTTGGTGCAGTTAATGCAGTAGGTTCTGCAACGATAGATGCTACACGATTAAGAACAACATCTGGTGCAGTCAATGGCACAGCAAGTGCATCTATTACCTATTTACGAATTAGAACAAATAGTGGTGCTATTGCAGGTTATGCGTTATTTGATGCAGAAGGATTCTCTCTCGCAGTAGCCAGTGGTTCTATCTTCTCTAATGTTAGTGTAACTGCTGACGGATTTAGTGAAGCAAGGTCTAGTGCAAGTATAGATGGTGATGCGACTGTATCATGTCTAGGTGGATTAGTTGCAAGTGCAGATGGTTCTATCAACGCAACAGCATTATCACAATGTCTAGCAAACGCTACATTTAGTGGCGATGCAATAATAAACTCTAATGGAACAATCACAGCGATTGGTTATGTTCTAGGTGAAGAATGGTCAGATAGTGCAGTAGGAAGTGAAACATGGTCTACTGTATCTGCTGGTAATGAAATATGGGTGGAAGATACACCTGAATCAAACACATGGTTAAGACAAGGATAAAACATGGCAAAAACAAAAATCTCCGAATATGATGTAGTCGCAGCAAATAATACCGATGTCGATGGTATTAACATTGCTGAATCATGCCCACCTTCAGGTATTAACAATGCTATTCGTGAAGTCATGGCACACCTTAAAGACTTTCAATCAGGTGTAAGTGGCGATACATTTACAAACACAAGCACATTAACATCATCAGGAACATTAGCTGTTACAGGTGGATTAACACTAGATGGTAGTGCAGGTACATCAGGACAAGTTATTGTATCAGCAGGTGCAGGAGTAACTCCAACATGGGGAAGTGGTTTTCCTACAGGCGGCATTATTATGTGGTCTGGTACGATTGCAACTATTCCTAGTGGATGGTTTTTATGTGATGGTACTAACAGTACCCCTGACTTAAGAAACAAATTTATTATTGCGGCTGATGCAGATGATGCAGGTGTAGCTAAAACAACTGTAACAGGTACAGCATCACAATCTGGTGGTACAAAAGATGGCACACTAGGTAGTCACTCACACACATTTAGTGGCAGTGTTGATGATAAATATATTAGCCTGATTGATGGAAACACAAGTGCTGGATACACAGACCCAATTACAATTAATTATGCTGAAGGTGGTGCTGTATCAGAAGACTTGACAACAGGTCGAGATGATGGTGGTAATAGAGGTATTAGAGTAACTGGTGATATTGATTCTAATGAAATTAGTGGAACAACAAATACACAAGGTTCTAGTTTAACAAATACAAACTTACCTCCATACTACGCATTAGCATTTATCATGAAGGGATAAAATGGCAACTCGTATTCAATTTGAAGAATGGTTACCTGACCAACCATCAGTGACATCACTACGAGATGCAAAGAATGTATTTCCTACATCTATAGGTTATGCACCTTTTGCTAACGCAGAAGATTTCTCTGGTAATGCTAGTGAAAACTTAAATGCTGTGTTTGGTTCTAAATATGGTGATGAAGTAGCTATTTTTGCAGGTGGTGCAACTAAACTATTTAAACTTGATGCTACAGACTTATCACTAGATGATGTGTCTAAATCAGGTGGTTATAGTGGCAGTACATGGCAATTTGCACAGTTTGGTGGAGTAGTTATTGCTGCTAACAACCAAGCTAAATTACAATCATGGACGATTGGTTCATCATCAGCATTTGCAGACTTAAATGCTAATGCACCTGTTGCTAAATATGTGACTGTAGTTCGTGACTTTGTGGTATCAGCTAATATTGGTGCAGGTGCAGAAACTAATAAAGTTCAATGGTCAGATATAAACGATGAAACTAACTGGGTATCAGGCACTACATCACAATCAGATTACCAAATCATACCTGACGGTGGTAACATTACTGGGTTAACAGGTGGTGAGATAGGGCTTATCTTTTTAGAAAAGTCTATTGTTCGTATGAGTTATTCTGGTTCACCTTTATTCTTCCAGTTCGACACTATTTCTAGAGGACTAGGGTGTATTGAAGGTAACTCTATTGCACAGTATGGTGCTACATCATTCTTCTTATCTGATGATGGTTTCTATAAATGTGATGGACAAACAGTTACAGGTATTGGTACAGAAAAAGTAGACAGATACTTTTATAACGATGCAGACTTAACAGACCTAGACTCTATGTCAGCCTCTGTAGACCCTATTAAAAAGTTAGTGGTATGGAACTATAAAAATGTGGATGGTGGTCGTAGCATTCTAGTTTATAACTGGCAACTCAACAAATGGTCAAGAGTAGAAACATTGACTACAGGGGTAGGTAGCATTACAACAACTGGTTACACATTAGAAGGTTTAGAAGCGGTGTTAGGATACACAGACCTAGAAACAATCCCTGCATCACTAGATGACAGATTGTGGGTTGGTGGTAAGTTCTTATTTGCAGGATTTAAAGATACCAAGATTGTAACTTTTACAGGCAATACATACAATTCAGAACTAATTACTCCAGACCTAGAAGTAGGATATAACTCTGTAGCTACATTAGTGAGACCACAAATAGATAATGGTAGTGCGGATGTGAAAGTGGCATCAAGACGAGAACTAGACGACAACATACAATTTGGTTCATCTGTATCTGCATCATCAGAAGGTAGAGCCAGTATTAGAAGTGCAGGGCGTTATCATCGTTTCTCTATTAGCCCTACTGGCAACTGGACAAATGCCACATCTATCGATGTAGACTTTAAACCACAAGGTAATCGATAATGCAGTTTCGTAGACTACAACCACAGTATGCAGATACTCGTGAAATTGCAGAGGTCACTAATCTTATTTTAAATGGTAAGACTAACAACACTGGTACATTTGAACTAGCAACTGGTGGAGCAACAACAACCACTATCTATAATGAGCGTATTAGTCCTGACTCACAAATCATTATTGTGCCACTAACATTAAGTGCTGCTGCAACTAATGCTTACCCTTATGGAACATTTGAACAACGAGCAGATATTACTTTTGCAACTGCAAATACACCACAGGTGTTAACATTAACGGAATCTGAATACACAATAGGAATGTCTTTAGCAAGTAATCAAATTACTGTTGATTATGCAGGTATATATGATGTAGATGTATCTGCATTGTTTGTAAACCAAGCAGTACAAATTCACGAAGCATATCTTTGGATAAGAATAAATGGAACAGATGTTCCACATAGTGCAACCAAGTTTAGTGTGGTTGAAAGTCATGGGGGTGTAGATGGTTATATGCCTATTAGTATTAATCACCCACTAGAATTAGATGCTAATGATTATATAGAAGTAGTAGCAGCAGTAGATAATACTAACATTTATTTAGAAAATTACACTGCACAAACAACACCTTTTGTGAGACCTGCTATTCCTGCATTGATGGTAAATTTACAAATGATAGACCCATCACAAACAACAGGTTCAGCACATGAACTCTATGTTAGTGCAAAGATAAAAGGTGAGGCAACAGTTACACATTTGCCTAATAGCATTGCAGGAAAACAGTATGGATATGTTATAATTGGGTAGTGTATTTCTAGGATTTTATCATGGAAAAAAATCTATTCATTGTACCAACTAATCATATCCATCAATTCTGGCATTTAGCAGAACCTCTGTTACAAAAAGCAATAGATGTCAGTTCTGGTGAATTTACGATAGACCAATTAAAACAATTTGTAGCACAAGGGCAATCAGACTTACTGCTTGTGTTAGATGAAGAACATCAATGTCACTGTGCATTCACAGTGCAATGGATAAACTACCCTAATGACAGAGTTGCCTACATTACTTATATCGGTGGAGTCACTAATAAGAAATGTTGGGAACAATTCTGTACATGGGTAAGAAACAATGGTGGAACAAAGATACAAGGTTCTACCAAACTGGATGGTATCGTCAGATTATGGCGTATCAAATGGGGTATGCAACCTAAATATACACTAATGGAGTTAAAATTATGACCTTTTTAAAAATCTTTAAAACCTTGTTTGGATTAAATCCAGATGCGTTTACCTTTTATGGTGGTGGTGGTGGAGGAGGTAGTAAAACTGAAACCAAGCAACAACTAGACCCTACTGTTCGTCCATTCGTAGAATATGGTTTACAAGAAGCAAAGCAGTTATACCAAACAGATACTCCAACATACTATCCATACCAAACATATGTAGACCCAAGTCAACAAACACAACAGGCTCTACAAGCAGCACAGTCAAGAGCAATAGCAGGTAGTCCATTAGTGCCAGCAGCTCAACAACAACAACTTGCTACAATACAAGGTCAAAATTTAGGTCTTAATCCATACTTTGCTAACGCACTACAAGGTGCTGCAGGGGTTGCTACAACACAGTTCCAAGATGCTCTAAAAGATATTGCATCTCAAAGTTCACAAGCAGGTCGTTATGGTTCTGGTGCTATGGCAGATTTACAATCTCGTGCATCTACCAATCTAGCTAAAGAGCTTACAACTAGAGCTGGAGAACTAGCTTATCAAAACTATGCGGCTGAAAGAGCAGCACAGGAAAGAGCTATTGCAAGTGCTCCACAAATGGCACAGGCAGACTATGCTGATATTCAACAGTTAATGAATGTAGGTCAGACAGCAGAAGATTACCAAAGACAAGCACTAGAGTCAGATATTGCTAGATATGAGTTTGAGGAAAACAAACCTTACACTAAATTACAATCTTACTTATCTGCTGCATACGGTGCTCCTATGGGTCAGGTAACCACAAGTAAATCATCAGGAGGCAAATAATGGCAGCTCCATTAGTAGGTGCAGGTATAGGTGCAGTAACATCTATGGCTATGGGTCGTGATCCATTACAAGGTGCATTACTAGGTGGCGTTAGTGGTGGATTATTTGGTGGTGCTGGTGGCATAGGCTCTGGATTTAAAGAGTTAGGTACTAGTGGTTTATTTGGCTCTGCTGTTCCAAGTGCAGGTGGTACTGTAGCAACATCAGCTCCCACATTAGGTGGTCTAGAATTAGCAGGTGCTACAACTGGGGCAGTCGGTGGTGCAACAACCACTGCTGGAACTATAGGTGCTGGTGCTAGTGACTATGTAGGTCGTTTTGTTCCAGAAAATTTAGTTAATAGTACAGGTATTCCAATGGATGGTGCAACATCTGCGTTAGCAACAGGTGCTTCTCAAGCAGATAATATGCCATTGTTAATGACAACAGAGGGTGCAAAAGGAACACAGCCTAACCTTTTTGATAAAACAAAAGATTTGTTATCTCCTTCTGGAGGTTATTCAGAAGGTGATAATATTGCACAGAAACTGTACCAAGCTGATCCTGCTTCATCACAAATATTAGCACAAAACTTATTATCTCCAAATCAACCACAAGTTGATATGTCAGCAGATATACAACCTATTAAAAGAGGAGTATCTCAAACAACAGAAGGAACACCATTAGATGTCAAAACTCAAAGTGATTTAGAGTTAGCAAAAACAGTTGTTGGTGACAGTGTAGGTGGTGCTTTAATGCCATACAGAACAGAAGGTTTTGGTGGTGTGAATATGATTCGTGAACCAAAAAGAAAATTTTATTAAGGATAAATTATGGCGTTTAAACTAACAGACTTGTTAAAGAACATTAGCTTATTTCCTACCCCAAGTGTATCTCGTTTAGAAAAGTTTACTAAACCAGAGTATGGTGGTTTGCTGTCAGAAGAAGATGTTAAATCTGCACAAGCACAAGCTAACTTAAGTGGACTATTAACTACAGCATTAGGAGCATATGCTGCACCTAAAACTAAAAGAGCTGGTAGTATTCTTCCTTATCTTGCAGAAGCATATGTTACAAAAGGTATGCCTACTGCTGGAAATGTAGGAGATGTTGCTTTATCTAGCGTCATACAAGGTCAGAAGTTAAGACAGTTAGGTAAGACAAACGAATTGACTAAACAGTTATTACAAGACCCTAGAGTAAAAGGTGACAAAGCAAGAGAATTGCTAGCATATACAGACGCTTCTGGTTTAGCAAAACAGTTAGACGAAACTATCAATGTAAGACAAGGCACAGATGTTATTAAGAAAAAAGCTGGCGGAGGTTATGAAGTGGTTTACAGTAGCCCTAAAACATCTACAGTTAAACCGTTTAAACTGCCAACATCAGGACAAGTAGGGTATGTTAATGATATTTTATCACGAGAGCTTCCAGATAGTGATACTAAATCTATTGCTCCATATGTTACAGACCAAATTGCTGTATTAAAAAGAGAAAACCCAAACCTTTCCAATGAAGATGCAATTAAAACTGTAATAGGAAATATGAAACAAACAGGTGCAATTGAAGAAAGAAGTTTTAAATTTGGTCGTGATAATTTTGTATTTGACATGTCAAAAGCAAGCCCAATACAAAACACACCAACACAATCAGATGTTGGAACTATCGTTCAAGACGCTCAAGGAAATATGGCAATCATCACAGGGTATGATAATAACGGTGATCCTATATACGAAGAATATTTTGGAGGTTAATAAATGCCGTTTGATCCATCTACTGCAAAAGTTATAGGAACAATAAATAATACTTCACCTAATGAACCAGTACAGGATGAAGAGATTAAAAAAAGATTTGATCCATCTACTGCACAAGTTGTAGTTAAACCAGAAGCTGACCTTTCAGATACAATTGCCTATGGTTTTGAAAAAGGTGAAAGCGATGTTACAAATACAAGAACTATTCTTGAGTCAAAATTTCCCTCTATATACAAAGCCAATAAATATTTAGAATACTCTGTACCTAAACGGACAGAGGATGGAAAGTACAAAGTATATTCTATAGAAGAAGGAAGAGCTGAAGCAGAAAAAGAAATTGCAAAGTTTGATTCTTTAAAAACAGAAGACCAAAGAAGAGAATATATTAATAAACAAAAGCAAGATTATATAGATAAAAAATATTCTTATCTTTCAGAAAAAGACAAAAATTCTGGTGGTGCAATGACAGGGGAAATACTTAAAGCTCTGGCTACTCCAACCACAGCAATACCTATAGACAAGCTAATGAAATTTGAAAAAGGTTTAAAAGGTTTATCTAAATTTGCAGGAGTATCTGGTCTATTTGGTGCAGAATATTCAGCACTAGATCAATATGCAAAGACTGGAAAAATAGACCCTAAACAGTTAGCTATAGACACAGGCATATCTGCTGTAGGTGGTGGAGTTATTAAAACAGGGATAGATGGTGCTGGAAAGATAATTAAAAAAACATCTAATGTTTTACAAGACATGGCTGACGCTAAAAAAAATAAAGCTAAAATTGTTCAAGCAAATGATGCTATGGATGAGATAGAGTTTTATGCTGCTAAAGCAGTTAAAGACGGTGTTCCAGAAAATCAAGTGATGCAATCTATTGCAGATGAAACAGGAATACCTGTTAATCAAATTAAAACAATTATCAACCAAGCTGACAAACCTCCAAGAATACCTAAAACACCAGAAGAAGCACAAAAAATATTTGATAATACAGGTTTCAACAAAGAAGATTTTGGCAAAAGTTTTCTTGCTAAAACTATAGTTCCAATACATACAACTTTAAAAAAGTTAAATGGAAAAGTTGCTGCAAGATTAAGAAGGTATGAAGCTGATACACACTTTAAAACTCTTGACTTAACTAAAAGAATCAAACCTTTTTTAGAAGATTTACAATTACTATCTAAAGCAAGACCTCAAGCATATAGAGAAATATCAAGACATCTATTTAATGGTAACTTTGGTACTGTTGAAAAAATATTAAAAAAAGAAATACCAACTCGTGATATAAATTTTAAAGAAACTATAAAAGTTTTGAATGAAATTCGTGATGAGCTATATAAATACAATCCTAAAATGGGAGGAATAACAAATTACTTTCCAAGAAAAGTAGAGGATTTAAAAGGTTTTTATAAAGCTATTGGTAAACCTGCCGCATCAAGAATGAGGGCTGCGTTAGATAAAAGAGCTAATGATCTTGGAGTAAAAACCATAGACCTTCCAGAAGATGAAGTTGTTAAAATTGCAAATCAACAATTGAAAGGTTCTTTTATCAGAGGTGGAGGACCTTCATTTACAAAAGAAAGAACTGTGATGGAAGTTGAAGATGCAGTTATGCCATTCTATCAAGATGCAAAAGAAAGTTTAACTAGATACATTAGAAGCTCTGTAAATAGTATAGAAAAATCAAAACTATTTGGTAAAAATTTAACATTTAAAGATGAAGGAAGTAATTTAATAGATGTTAAATCTTCTGTAGGAAAATTAATAGCTGACGATATAGATGAGTTAGGTGACAGAGCAGATCAAATTGGTGAGTTATTAGAAATAAGATTTTCTCAAGGTGAGCTATCCCCAATTAGAGGTATGCAAAACTTAAGAAGTATGGTGTACGGTGCTACTATTGCTAACCCAGAATCAGCATTAGTTCAGATGGGTGATTTAGGAGTATCATCTTACATGCAAAAATTTGGCAATGCTTTTAAATCTATGATTGGTGACAAAAAAGTTACTATGGAAGATTTAGGTTTAGAAGATATTGCTGCTGATTTTAACGATTCAGGAAAATTAGCTAAATATTTAGATAAAGCATTTACATATACTGGTTTTAGAAAAATTGACCGTCTTGGTAAAAACACATTAATTAATGCTGCTTTAAAAAGATATAAGTCTATAGTGACTAACAAAGGAAAGTATGCAAAAGAATTTGAAGAGTTTAAAAATAAATATAAAGATTCTTTTGACGAAGATTCGTTTAAACAGTTAGGCGATGATTTAAAAAATGGTGTTGTATCTGATGATGTTAAGTATTTATTATTTAATGAATTAGCTGATGCACAACCAATTACATTATCTGAAATGCCACAGTATTACTTACAATTTCCAAATGCAAGACTAGCTTATGCTTTGAAATCATTTACATTAAAACAATTAGATTTATTGCGTAAAACTGTATATGACCAATACAAGGCTGGTAACAAAAAAGAAGCATTGACAAATGCTGGCATGTATCTTGTTATGGTTACAGGAGCAAACACAACTGTAGATCAAGTCAGAAGACTAATGAATGGAAAACCAGTTGGCATTTCAGAATTTAGAGAAGACTTTGCAGACAATGTATTAAATATATTTGGTGCATCAAAGTATGTTACAGAAAGATATTTTCAACAAGGTAAGCCAGTAGCTGGATTTTTTAATATGATTTCACCTCCTGTTGGAATGATTGATTATTTTGTATCAGACGCTATGAAACTTTTAGAGCCAGATGACGGTTCGTTTAGTTTTGATGATAAGCCAGCAGACTATAAATCTATCAAGTATGTTCCAGTAGTTGGTCGAGCATTGTATCTACTAACTGGCGGATATGAAAAACAAAAAGCAGATGCTGAAAAAAGAGAAAGAGCTAAAGAGGCATTTAAGTTTTGATATGGCATGACTTATACTTACCCCCTATAAACTTATACAACGCACCAAAAAGAAAGGACGATGATGGAAGTAGACCACACCGAAGCTAGGCTCAACACGCATGAGGCTATATGTAAAGAAAGATACGAGTCTATCTGTGCCAGAATCACACGATTAGAAAGAATCATGATTGGCATGACTGGTGGTATTCTTTTCGTACTTATCCACATTGCATTAAAGATGACATGATATGGATAGACTTACTACAGTTATTGTATGTTGTTTGTTAGTAGGTTTATTTTGGGTTCACCTTACACTAGGAGCAGTATGAAAGAAATATTTGCAAAACGATTACTAGAGTCAACATCCTCATGTTTAGTCATGATGACTCAAGGTAATGTGCTAGCAATTACATTAGGTCACTGGGAAAAAGCATTACAGGTCGGTTTTATTGCATCTATTGCAACATTGTTATTAATAAAATTACATAAAGAAGACTTAACTCATAATCAATATGTAATGGCAGGCATCATTGGTATATTTACTGCTGTTGCAGATTTAATAACTCATCCTACACATTTTGGTGGTGTTACGACTGAAGCTGTTGTGACAGGTATCGGTGCTGGGTTGTTATGTATTTGTATGAGTCATATAAAAGGATATAAATGATAGGAATATTAGCAAAGATACTAGGTAGTGGTGATGTGATTAAAAAAGGTTTAGATTTAATAGACGATATGCACACCTCTACAGAAGAAGAAATAAAAGCAAAGAATGATGCCAAGATTGCATTGTTAGCTGCTTATGCACCATTCAAATTAGCACAGAGATACCTAGCAGTTATGTTTTCTGGAGTGTTTGTATTTATCATGCTAAACGGTGTACTTGGTGCATTATACGGTATAATAGATATGAACAATGTTAATGAAGCCAAAGCATTTGCTAATGAAATGTGGTTAGGTGAGATTATGTTAGCGATTGTTGGTTTCTATTTTGGTGGCGGTTTATTTGAATCAGCGAGAAAGAAATGAAATTAAGTCCTCACTTTAGTTTAGAAGAATTAACACACTCCGATACGGCTGTTAGGCTAGGTATTGATAATACCCCTACGGTTGAAATCATCGATAATTTAACTTTTTTAGCGAACGAATTAGAATAT